CAGCACCGCACCGATCAGCGCGAAGGGTAGCGCAACCATCCGGTTGCGGAGCATGTAGGCTGTGTCCCGCACGTTCATCACTCCCCCTTCATGCCCTTGCAGTACCGCACCCACTTCTTGATGGCTCGCGTGACAGCCTGCGTCCATTTGCGGTCATCCTGCAAGAGGTCGCGCTCCGCTTTCCGGTTGTTGATCTCGTAGGTGCGCCACGTCCGCCACCGCCCTACGCATCCCCTCGTAGTAGTCGCCGTACATGGTCACTTACCCTCCGGCACCGTGCCAGTAAGCGTCCCGCCGCCCGTCGTGATAGCGTCCGCGTTACCGCCCGTCTGTCCGGCTGGTGCGCCCGCTTCTGTGCGCGACTGGGCGCTGCGCCAGTTAAGGTTCGCGGACAATTCGACGTTGGAGTTTACACACCCGCCGCAGAGTAGCGCGGCGAGTATGGTAACGAGTCGCAGCGCCTTCACTCCGCACGCTCGCTTTCCGTGCGGGCGGTGACGGCGTTTGTACCCTCAGCGTGTACGATTGTATCAGTTTCGCTCACCTGCTCGTAAGTCTCGGTCTTTATCCTGTGCGGCCCGTCAATAAACCAGTCCCAGCCAATGATCACCGCCCGCTTCTCCACGATCCGCGCCGCCTGCCCCGCAATGTAGTCCACCTGCGGGAACTCCGCGTGGAGGTCAGCCGCAACGGCATCGCGGAACCGCACAAGCGCCTCAGCCTCGTCGCGCTCTGTCATCGCGCCCACCTCGCCCATGCCCACAACGCCGCGAACACCACCGCCGTCGTCACCGCCAGCACCGCACCGATCAGCGCGAAGGGTAGCGCAACCATCCGGTTGCGGAGCATGTAGGCTGTGTCCCGCACGTTCATCACTCCCCCTTCATGCCCTTGCAGTACCGCACCCACTTCTTGATGGCTCTCCGCACGGAGTTGGCCCAGTCGCGCTCGTCCTTGCGCCTGTCGATCTCGTAGTCGCGCCAGTTCTGCCAGCGCCGGTCGTTGATCTTCACCCACGCCTGTAGGGTGGCCCAGTTGGTGATGGCGGCGGCGTGGGCGTTGATCGTAGCGGTCGTCTCGTTGGTGACGATGGTATCGACCTCGGCTTGGAGCTGCGTGTTGACGAGGTCATCGAAGTTGGTCAGCACCACCCAGTTCGCGGATGCCTTGTAGTTCGTCGCCCACCCGTAGAGGTCTATCTTGTCGGCACGGACGACACGATTCGGAATGCTGACGGTCGTGCCGAGGTCGGCGGCTGACGCCAGCAGCGGACACAGACACGCGAGCAGGATTGCCTTTTTCATTCGTTCACCCCCAGCACCCATCCGGTCACCCTGAGTTTGGGCGGGACACCATTGGTCGCATCGACCCCCACCATGACATTGGAGCAGGCCGCGTTCGCGTACTCTCCGGTGACCGTGTACCGCGCCGAGTTGCTGCTGCCGAAGTACGAGATCGCCTGCGCCACGCTCGCGCTCCAGTTGGTGCCGCCGTTGCGGCTGGTCTTGAGGACGAGCGCATCGTTGGGCAAGTTGGAGCCGATGCCCTGCGCGGTTACGTCGAGCCGGTACGCGGACGGGATGATGTCGAGAATCTTGCCGGGGCTGTGAACGGTGAAGACGCAGGCGGTGCCGCCGTAGTTGGTGGTCCATGCCCCACCTCCTCCACCCACGGAATCCGCGAAGTTGGTTCCCGTGCCTTCCTCGAACTCCCATTGCCCGATTAGTCCCTCGGACACCGTCCCATTGGTGACGATGCTGGCGATCTCCGCTGCACTCAGCGCCCTGTTGAACATGCGAACGTCGTCCATGACGACATCACCAACGGTACCATTATGAGTTCCGAATCCCATGTAGCGAGACGGAGAGCATCCGTCAACGCCAGACTGTTCGGTGCCTGCGTAGGCCGAGCTGACATCGACTCCGTTGGTGTAGACCAGCAGCGAGCCCACTTGGAAGGTGCCGGCGATGTGATACCACTCTCCCGCCACGATGGCGCTGGCCGCAGACTTGACTTGCCAGATCCCGCCGCTGCAGACCTCGAACTGGATAGAGCCGTCCGAGTTAACCTGAAGATCCCACCCCTTGTAGCCCTCGTCGTTGTACAGGTCGCCAAGAGTGCGCTCGTAGCTGTCGAGATTGCTGTACTTCACCCACGCGCATATCGTAATTCCGGTTGGCGTCCACAGCGATTCAGTCCATGGAACGTAACCGTAGACCGAGTCAACGCCAGCATCAACATTGCTGATGGCGTAACTGCCCCTGTATCCCGTGACCCAGTTCGGGCCATTAGCGATGGCACCGTTGTTGCTCCCGCCGGAACTGCCGCCGCTGATGCTCCAGTTTGTGTTCCAGTTGCGCCAGCCGTTGGTCGCTGAATCGTAGACGGCATTGGTCGCCCACGCCGCCGTCACCCCGGCCTCGTCGTCGTGGTAGTAGGCCAGCCCATCGCTCATCCCGTAGCTGCCCAAGATGTCGAGCTTGGCCCAGCGCAATTCAGACAGCACCACGTTGTCGGCAATCCAATCGGCAACCCGAGCCACGCCAGCCGCGTTCGTGACGATGGTGATCTTGTCCACCTTCATGGGGGTGCTGGCGGTCGGCCACGCGGTGCGACGCTCGCCTCCGAGCACGATTGAGGTTGACTCGACGTGTGGTATGGCCTGCGTCTCCGTCGTGCTGTTGATGCGGGCGAAGTTGCCGCTCACCGCCGCACCGGTGATAAATGGAGCCACCAGCCCATTGGTGTCAACCTTCGCCACGAATGCGTTGCTCACGGCAGCTCCTTCGATGAACGGCGCGACCAGCGCCTGCGTGGCAGACTTGCCCACGAACTCGTTGCTGGCCGTCGCTCCGCTGATGTAGGGGGCGAGGCTATCAGCGTAAATCGGAGTGCCGGTGGCAAATGCCGTCGAGCTCAGGCCATCCAAAAGGTCGGCGTCAAGTCCGCTTCCGGCCCCGTCGTTGCCCTTGTACCAGATGGGGCTGTCTGGATCGCCGCCGCCGTCTGCCGCGTTCAGGTGCAGACTTCCGTCCGTCCACGCCTCAAGGTGTGCCGCTGGCCCCACCGATGGGTTCATGTAGAGGTCACCGAGATTAGTGATCGCCACCTTGCCTGCATCGTTGCCCCTCGCAATAACGCTTCCAAGCGTATCGCTTTCAGCGTAAAGCGGGGTGCCGGTCGCAGACGCCGTCGTCTGCCGCGTTCCATCGCTGAACACCACCGCCGCCACGTTGCTCACCTCTCCGTCGTTCAGGTCCGCCCAGTAGTTCGAGAATATCACCCACCCGTAGCCACCGCGTCCCAGCGACGGGTTTCCGATCAGGCTTTCCAGGATCAGGTTTCCGCCCGGGCCCGAGTAGCCGCCAAACGGGGCACCGCCGCGGATGGTCAGGTCATTCGCCGCGCCGACTGACGGAGAGGCCGCCAAGGTGGCCAACGCGAGCGTCTGTACGTTCGTGATGGTGAAGCTGGCCAGATCAACGTCCTGTGTGGCCGCGTACCCGGACCAGCCGGACGCATCCGCGCTTCCCGTCCCCCCCGCGTTCGTCACGCACCCCCGCAGGCCCCGCGCCGCCACGTCCACGTCCAGCCAGTTAGTCCCGCTCGGAACATGCGTGTAGTTCGTCAGCGTCTTCAGCACGTCCGCCGGCAGCGCCAGCAGGGCCGCCTCGTTCGCCGTCCAGTTCGTCCAGTGTGCGTTCGAGGCATAGACCACCCCGCCGCTCGCCGCGGTCCACAGCGGCTCATTGGTGCCGGCGCTGGTCGTCCAGCTAGAGATCTGCGTCTGTAACGCCTGGGTGGCTGAGTTCAGCGTGTTCGTCGCCGTCTGCAGCGTCTGGATCGACTGGTTAAGTGTGTTCGTCGCCGTCTGTAGCGCGGCGATCTGGCTCGTCGCGCTGCCAAGCCCAAGCTGGTTTGCCGTCACCACGTGCGGGTTGTTCGTGTTCGCCATGTGCGCCGTGTAGCTCGCGCTCGGCGGGCCCGGGATCGCATCGCTCGGCGTCGGCGGATTCGTCCACTGCCCCCATGCCAATCCAGCCGCCAGCGCCACTGTAGCCATTATCGGTTTCATCGCTCTCCCCTTACTCGTGCGCCACAAATCGCACCCCCGCCGGCGCGATCCCCGCCTTCCGCGCCTCGTCGTTCAGAATCTGGTAGGCTCGCCCCTCCAGTTCCATCCGCAGCTCCGGACGCCCCTGCGACTGTGCCACGTCCGCCGCCGTCGCCAGCGTCACGAACTGCGCCAGCACCCGCGGCATGTCGATCTTCAGGTAGATCGCGTTCCCGCTCGCATCCAGCTCGCACTGGTAGACCTCGCCCCGGTTCGGGAATATCCCCGATGCTTCGTCCCCCGGGTAGTACACCAGGTCGTAGCGGCTGTACTGCGTGCCCGGAGCCGTCCACACCTTCGCCGTGAACTGTGGCGCGCGCTTCCCGTACATCGTCCACACCGTCGCCAGCGCGCAGTCCAGCACCGTCACCCCGTTCGTCGTCTCCGTGAACGAGTAGTCCCGCCAGTCCGTGTACCGCTGCAGGTCCTTGTTCCCGATGTGCCAGATTCGACCGATCTTCGTCTTCGCATACTGTTCCCAGGCGATCTCGTGGCGGTAGCTGGTCGACAGCACCCAGGCCGCCGCCGTGTCTGGCGGGATCTCGTTGAGCGTCGTCTTCAGCGCCTCGTAGTAGAGCCCGTCTGTCGCGTAGTACACCAGGTCGCCTTCGACAAACGTCCGCGTCGCGTCCCAGTCGTCGGCAAAGGCCCGCTCCTCGCACACCGTCCATTCCGGCCACTTCCCCCACGCCCAGGCCTCAGCCACGCGCAGGTTCAGCAGCGCCACCACCTGGTCCAGTTGCCCGGTCATGCTCGAGTCATACGCCTGCCCCACCATCGCCAAAATGCTCTCGAGCACCGTTCTGAACGCTACCGTCTGCATGTGTCTCCCCCGTCGCTTCGTTCCTGGTCAGCCCTGAATCACGATCGCCGCCCCGTCCGGGTAGCTCACGTTCCCGTAGAGGATCCACCGCTTCCGCAGCAGCTTCCAAGTCGGGTAGCGGCATTCCGCCCCCAGCGCCTCGGCCTCCGCCAGCGAGTCAACCGCCGTGATCGCGTCAAACTGTGCCCGCGTCCGCCTGATCCTCGTCCAAATCATCGTCTCTTCTCCGTTTCGTCCGTTCCTGTCTGAATCCTGTCTTCCGTCTTCTCTGACTCAGGTCTCAGGTTTCAGGCTTCATCCTTTATTTCAGCGTCCGTCTTCCCCGTGTCCACTCCCAGCCGGCCCGTCACCGCGTTCTCGCCCTGCTGCACCTGGAACCGCAAATACTTCACCCGCTCCCCGATCAGCAGCATCGCCGCCTGCGTCATGGGTGCGAACGCCTGCGGGTTGGCCCGCCGCGGCTCCAGTTCGCCCATCAATGTTTCCAGCCGCAGTTGCGCGTTGATCCCGCCCTCCGGCATCTCCGGGCGGATCCCGTTCAGCATCTGCGCCAGCGCGGCCTTCTCCTCCATCACTTCCCGCTCGTCAGCCCGCTCCGCCGGCATCACGAACTCGTCCGCCCAGCTTGGGTCGATCGCCTGCATCATCCGGGCCGACACCCCGTCCCACTGCACGCGGGCCCGCGTGTCCATGACCTTGACGTACTCGATCATCATCTTGCCCTTGGCGACCAGCTTCTCCCAGTCGAGGTCCCGGACGTCGAAGGCCATGATCAAGTCGAAGCTACCCGCGATCTCCTGCCGGCTCCTGGCGATCGGCAGCCCGTTCCCGCCCGCAATCCGCATCAGCATCCGCGTCGGCATCTTCTGCTGGCACAGTTGCACCGCCAGCTTCACCACCCGGCCCACGTTCCCCAGGAACCCGTCGATCCTGTCCTGCTGGCGGATCTGCGTCACCACCTCCGGCACCTCCGGGTGCGCCCGCCCGTGATAGCGCGCCACCCAGGCGTCCAGCCGCTTCAGGTACGCATCCGCCGCCCGCGGGTACTCCGGCGGACGCATGAACTCGGTGGGATTCGACGGCGTGCTCTCGATCGAGCCCATCGGTTCGAAGTCGATCGTGAAGTTCGGGCGGTTCGGCGGGCGCCGGATCGGCGGCAGCGTCGCCACCTGCGTGTGGTCCTCGAACGTGTCCCGGTGCAGCTTGTAGCTCTTCTGGTCGGTGCCCGTGACTTCCGGCACACCCCGCGTGTCCATCAGCCGCTCCGTCAGGTCCTCCCGCGTAAACCACACGATCGGGTACTTCCCGTGGCTGCGCGTGTAGGGCTTGGGGCCCGTCGCCGGCGCATCGCAGAACGCGCTGAACGCCTGCGTCACCAGCGTCACCACCCCGTCCGCATTCGTGGCCGGGTAGAGCGCCACGATCAGTTCCCACAGCCCCCGCCGCCGGTCGGCCTCCCCGTAGAAGTCAGTCACCGGCGTGCTCGTGTTCAGGTCCTCGAACCCGCTCCGCCCCTCGTGTCCTCGCGGGCCCCCGCCGGCGCCACCCGTCTCCCGGCGCCCACCCTCCTCGTCGCCCAGCAGCTCCGCCGTGAAGTCTGGATTCCAGCTTTCCCGCGCCGCCCGCTCGCGCACCTCGTATTCCTGCAGCCAGAACCGCAGGTAGGTAACCCGCGGCATTGCCGCGTGGATCTTAAGCGTATTCGGGGGCACGAACACGTCCTGATAGATTCGCAGCGGCAGGATCTCCGGACCCTCCTTCGCCAGGTACGGAAGCGGCAGCGTCGTTTCGCCCTGCAGGATCAGCTCCCGCGCCGCTTTCCGGGCCCGCGCCGCGTTCAGGGTTGGCGCCAGCGTTTGGATCACCCCTCCCAGCGCCTCCTCCTGCAGCGGGTCGTTCAGCAGGTCCACGATCCCCTGGGCCACCATCTCGTCCGGATCCCGGCCGGCTGCCGTCTCCTGCTCGAGGTAGAGGTCCACCAGCTCGGTACCCTTCACCTGCCGGTACTCCATGTGCCGCTCTTCCCGCCACTCCACCAGGCACCCCACCACCGCCGGCGTATCCGCCTCCTGCCAGCGCGCCAGCAGCTTCAGGTCCGTCCGCCACGTGTCCGCCCAGTAGTTCCGCGTCAGCCACCGCGCGATCGTGCTCCACTTGCCCGCCTTCGACAGGTCCGACCCCTCCATCGCCATGAACCGCGGCTCCGCCCGCAGCGCCGCCGCCACCATCTCCAGTTGGTTCTCTGTGACGATCTCATCCGCCAGCCGCACCCGGTTGTCCGAGGCCCCCTCGAACGGGCGCACCTTCTTCCCCGTGTTCTTCGCCCACTTCCGCCCGTCCGTGCTCTGGCCGTCCCAGCGCGCGTACAGCACGTCGTCGTAGTCCGACCGCGCCGACGCGATCTGGTCCGCCGCTTCCCGCCGGATTTCCTCAACGCCGGTCTTCAGTTCGTCCAGCGGTATCGCCGCGGTGATTTCTGCCCGTTCCATGCGTCCCCCTTCAGTTCTTGAACGTCACCGGGTAGGCCCTGCTCCAGGTCGAGCGCCCGAACCGTGTCTGGCGTCCAGCCCGCAGTCGGCCATCCCACTTCTGCGCGCCAAACCGTGGCCGCGCTGCGCCCGCCAGCGTCACCTCGTGCAGCGTCGGCCGCGCCTCTTCCATCCGCATCACGTCGGCCATGAACTCCGGCTCGTTCCAGGCATTGTTCACGCCCCGTTCGCGCCCGAACCTCAGCCCAGCCTGAAATTCGCGCTCGCCCATGACGTGCGTCAGCCTCGCCCCGCACCTGCTCTCCACCGCTTCCGCTCTCATACCGCCCTCACATTTTACGCCTTACGTTTCACGTCTTCTCTTCTCCCCCGGAAACACAGCGGCGGGTCCGCACTTGGCAGACCCGCCGCTCACCTCTGGTCACCGCTTTCGCATAGACCGCTCTGTTACTTCACTCCACCACTCGCGCCTCCGTCACTCCTGCCCGCGCTTCAGCACATTCTTCAAGGGCTCGGCTTGATCACCCGGAAGTAGAGCTGCACCCGCCCCACGGTCTGCGAGGCCATCGCCTCCATGCTCATCGGCGTGAAGCCGGCCACGATGCTGCCCGCCGTCGTGTAGAGCTTCCTGCCCTGTTCGCTGGCCGTTGCCGTAGCGGTAGCGTTCGTCATGACATTGGTGCCCGTGATCGCCACCGTTTGCGCCGACACTGAAATCGTGTAGGCATCCGGAGTCGGGTACTTAACGAACACCTCCGTCCCGTCGGAGGCGATTTGCGTAGCCTCCAGGAACAGGTTCGTAGTCGAACCGTCTCCCACGTACATGACCGTGGAGTTCGTCCACGAGCTGTTCTCGTCGTCGAACGCCTTGTCCAGCACGTAGGCTCTCAGTTCCACCATGCTGTTAGCCGCCACGGTGTTCGTGAGCCATGCGGTGCTGTTAGTGGTCGTGCTCGCGGTGAAGTCGTTGTACTCGATCGTCCACACGTGCGACGCCCCGTACAGCGCAGCTTCCTCGACCCCCAGCGGACGCATGTAACCCTGCCCCGCCAACACCGGCGCCAGCCCCAGCGTCACCAGCGCCACCATCACCGCCACCAGCCCGATCAATCCTGTTTTGGTTTTCTTCATCGTTTCCGCTCCTCTTTCAGTCTGCTCTCTCCCCTTTTCCGTCTCATCCCGGGGCGTTTTCACCCGCCCCGGGTCTTATTCCTGCTTCTCTTCCCTCGGTACTCGGACCTCGGTACTCGGCGCTCTCTTCCTACGCTCCGCTCGGGTACACCACGAGCTGGCCCGCCGGCATCTGGCACGCCAGCGTCAGGATGGTCAGCCACTGCCCACGGGGGCCGCCGCCGTCGTTCGGCAGGTCCTGGTGGCTGATCGCGCGGTTGAACCGCACTTCCCAGCCGTTCTCCATGTCGAGCCCGTAGCCGCCCAGCGTCGTCTGGGTGCTCACCGCCCCGGTGGACGGCGTGTAGAACAGGTTGTAGCTCGTGTGCGTCCGCACCTTGCCCGCGTGGAAGGTGAAGAACTGCACGAGGTTGATGTACCCCTGCTTCACCAGGTCGATGTTGTAGCGGTTCACCGCCGCGATCGACGCCGAGATGTTCGGGTCGTGCTGCGTCCAGTCCGCCATCTGCGCCTGCAGCGCGAGGCTGGCGAACAGGTCGATCGTCACCGCCCGGGCCCGCTGGTTGGCTGCCGCCGCCAGCATCGCCTCGAACGTCGAGTCATACAGCGCCGAGAGCGCCCCGGTGTGCAGGCACGAGCTGGAGACCCGGTAGCCGTCCGGAATCGGGTACTCCGCGTTCAGGTCCGCGGCATCCGGCTCCAGCCAGCGCCCCACGCCCCGCAGCAGGTTCTCCGTCGCGCCGCTCACGCCCTCCCGGGCAATGTCCTGCGTCGACAGGAACAGCCGCTCCAGCTTCAGCCTCAGCCGGATCAGCGCCTCAGCCTTCTGGAACTGCACCTCGTCCTTCACGCCCCAGGTGTCGGTCACTTCCGCCTGGTTCGTGACCTTCCAGGCCTCCCGCAGCTCCTGGCTCACGCTCTTCAGCCGGGTCCGGCCCTGGTGCCCGAACGTGGTCGTCGCGGCCCCGTCCGCCATCCCGTTGATCGCCCCGATGTCGCGGGTCATGATCGGCCAGTTCGCCTCGATCTGGACCGGCTTCTTCCCCGTCTTCACCATCGTCAGAAACGGGTGGTCCACCGCTTCCTTCGTGTAGATCGCGTCCTTCCAGTCCAGCACCTGGGTATTCGATTCCCGCTGGATCTGTTCCGTGATTGGTCCTGCGCCCATGGTTCAAAATCCCTTCTGGCCTATTGGCCTTGGTTGTCGTTCACGCTCTGCAGCCATGGGCTCCTCCACGCCTTCTCCGTTCAGCCCATCGCCGCCACTACGTCCATCACCGATCGCTGGCCGTGTTCCGGCAGTTTGCTGCGGTCAAGTCCGCCGCGTTTGCCGCCATCCCCACTGGCCCCGGCTCCGGGTTTCGACCCGCCGCCCTTGTTCAGCGCCTCGTCCCGTTCGGCCCCTTCGCCGCTGCCGGCTCCCCGGGCGCCTTTCGCCTTCCGGGCCGCCTCTTCGCGCGCCAGCCGAACCTTCTTGCCTTCCCGGGCATCCGCCACGAACTGGGCCAGCGACTCCCGGTGCGCCTTGTCCGCGCGCCCCTTGATCGCCGCCAGCTCGCTTGCCGCCCGCGCGTGCCGCTTGTGGATCTCCGCCGGCGGCTTCACCTTCGCAGGGTCCTCGTCCTGGACCCCGTCCCAGTTCGCCTCCAGCTCGGCCACTTCCCGCTCCAGCGCATTCGCCTGCCGGATCGCCGCCAGGTCCTCCGCGGACACCCACTCCGGATGCACCGGCAGCCCGCCCTCGACCTGCGCCGTGAGCGCCGTGACCTTGCCCTCAAGCTCTGCGGTCTTCTCCGCAGCCAGCCGCGTCTTCTCGATTTCCTTTCCCAGCCGCTTGTCGAACACCGCCTGCTGCTCCGGCGTGAACGTCACCCGTCCCTCGCCCTCGCCGCCCGCCTTGTTCCCCTGCTCCTGGTTCTTGGCCTCGCCGCCGGCGTTCTCACCGCCGTCGCCCTGGCCCTCGCCGCCCGCGCCCTCGGCGCCGGCCGCTTCACCCTGCTCGCCGTCCTCTTCCCGTGTCTCGTTACCATTCGCGTCTTCAGGCATGGGCACTCCCCAAGTGAGTTGATGCATTGATGTTCAGCCCACACCAACGAAAAGGGCATGAAGTTGTCTTCATGCCCCCACTAAAACACTGTTCTGTTTTCGCGCTAGTCCGTTACGGCACGTTTCAGCACGTTCCGGTCATTTTCTCCTGCGGGAACATGCGTTTGATGGCCTCTACCGTTTCGACCGCGTGGTCGCCGTACTTGCCGGCGAGGTACGCCAGCCCCTCCTGACCGCGCGCGGCCTGCTTCACGTCTTCGTCTGTGCCCTGCGTCGCTGCAATCAGCATCAGCGCCGCCGACATCATCACCCCCGTCCGGTCATCCATGCTCCCTCCCGTGTCGCTTGTTCTCTGACTCAGGTTTCAGGTCTCAGGTTTCAGACCTCTGCCTTGTTCCCCCGCTTCTGCCACTCGAAGATCGCCCGCAGCAGCTCCTGCGCCCCGGCCATCCGCGCAAGGTTCAGCATCCGGTCCTCAGGGCGCCCGTCGAACACCCCGTCCAGGATCGTCGCCTCAATCCGCGCGTAGACCTCCCGGATCCCCCGCAGCACCAGCGCGTCGTCGTCCACCGCCATCATCTGCGCCAGGTTCTCGTTTGAGACCGTGCCCGCCCGCCCGATCTCTACCACCACCGCCTCCACCCCCAGCATCCTTCTGGCCCACGCCTGCAATCGTTTCTTCATCCTGTCATTCACGTCTGACCTCTCTTCTCTGACTCAGGTTTCAGGTCTCAGGTTTCAGGTCTCAAGTTTCAGCCTTTCCACCACCGCCTCCACCTCGGTCCTCACGTACAGCGGCTTTCCCACCGTCCGTCCGCTCTTCAGCCGCACCACCCGCGGCGTGATCAGGCCCGCGTCCACCAGCTCGTAGAACGTGTGCCGGGTGATCCCCAAGATCGCCAGCGCCTCCTTCCGCCTGATCAGCAGCCCTTCCATGTCGCCCCTTATCTTGCCCTGTTGGACATCGCATCGATTTGCTTGCGGTAGCAATGCCGCAGCCTCCGGAGCCAGTCCTTCTGTCTGTCTGTCAGCGTGGCGTCCAGGTCGAGCCCAGCGTCAACGGCATACGCGAGTTGTCGTACAAACCGTTTCGGCCCTGATCCTACGGCGAAGCGACAGCCATGGAGCTTGTTCACCATGACGGCAAATGGTTCATCCTGCCCAACCATTGCAGGCACCGTGCTGCCGGCAAAACGCACCTGGCTCATAAGCCGGAACGTCTTCGGAGCATTTTGCGCCTTTGACCAATTGAGTCCGGCCTCGTTGATAAACGTGGCTTCGATGTCATCCCATCGCTCCACCAACGCAGCCCATGACTTGGAGACTGCTGCCATCTGTGGGAGCCGTTCACGTAGTTCCGGTACGGCAGCCAGCAGTTTCAGGCAGCGGTTGAAGTCGTCAGGGTCCAAAGGGTACGATCCGTCACAGGGCAATCCGCTAAGGTAGAACGCCATTGCCCGCGACGATGCGCCAACTTCTCCGGTTGCCATCCAGTCCATGACTTTCTCTTTGAGCGTTTTCATAGCGGCCACTCCCTTCGCTTCCACGCCTTGCGCTTGTCGAAGAAGCACGGCGACTCTGCGGCAAGCGCGTCGATCCATGCGTCTTCGCAGCGGCGGGCCCGCGGCCCAGTCTCTGGACCGGCGATGACCCAGTCTGGCCTGAAGACGTGGGATGAAAACGATACGGGCCCCAGCATTGGCTCAACCGAAACAAAGCGGGTACAGAGCGGCACGCTCACGGTGTTCAGCAGCTCCAGCCTCCAGTGCGACATCTCGGTTTCGATCGTGACTCCCATCCAGACTTTGGCCGGCAGCCCGCCCATCCACTCACCGGGCCTCTTGGTCAGGACGATGTACGTGTGCCACGGCGCCGAACGCATCGCCGCGTACACCGCCTCGCGCCACTGGGGCTTCACAGTCTCATGGCCCAAGTCTGACATGCTGCACACGAACACGCGCCCCAGCTTGCGGACCTTTGCGGGCTGGTCCAGTCGTTCCGGAATGAAGTGCGCCGATCCCCACGGCAGATGAAACCGCTTGCTGATCGCAGCCGCGTAGCAGTTGGTGCAGCCGGCCGATTCCGGCGAACAGCCCACGATCGGGTTCCAGGTCCAGTCGCACCATTCGATTCCTGTCCGGTTCATGTCTCCCCTACACCACCCCCGCCCGCCGGCATACTTCCAGCGCCTTCAAACACGTGTCCGTCTCCGTCTGCGCGTCGTTGATGATCACCGCGTCCCAGTTTGTCCAGTGGTCCAGGCCCGTCTCCCGCTTGTTCTCGTCATCCGTTCCAGTTGTCCGCGTCAGCCGGATCAGGATGCCACCCATGTCCTTGATCGCCTTCGCCTCGTCCTCGAACCGTACATCGTCCACCAGGATCGGGCACATCCCCTGCGCGTGCCACACCGCGTAGGCCCGCCGCTTCATCGCCTCCACCCACACCGCCGGCCAGATGTCCCGCGCCGCCTCCATGTATCTCCACAGCACCTCCCGCGCCGGCAGCCCGCACGGCAGCAACGTTTCCTTCTGCGCCGCGCTGCCCCACACCTGCTCGACCCGCGCCCCGAACTCCCGCCGCACGATCGCCTTCGCCGGCCCGGCGATCGATACGATCGTTCCGTTCAAAACCGCCGCGAGGTAGCTCGCCACCCGCGACTTCCCACTCCCGATCTTCCCGCTGATTCCAACGATCATGTTTCTCCCTTCTCACGTTTTACGTTTCACGCCTTACGTTTCACGTATTCTCTGACTCCGGTCTCAGGTCTCTCTTACCTCTCCGACCCGGCCCCCTTCCCGGCTCTCGGATCTCGGCACTCTTCTCGGCCCTCTTCCCGGTACTCGGCACTATTCTCGAAACTCGGCGCTCTCCTAGTACACCCCTCCGCCTCCACCGCCGCTCCTCCGCGTCTCTCCCACGTACCCGTTGCCTTTCAGGAAGTGCCACCGCAGGCAGTCGATGATCTCCTTCGTGGCACCCTTCTGCCCGTCGATTCCAGTCCAGATCCGCAGCGCGAAGATCGTGTTCACGCAGCTTTCGGCCACGTACAGCTTCGCGCTGTTCAGGAAGCCCCACGGCTGATTCTTGTCCCACGAAAGCGCCGTCTGGATCAGCTCCACTCCGTCCTCGATCTCCCCCCGCGACACCGTGATTCCGCTCGTTGGCGAGAACGACAGCCCGATGTCCTCCAGCTCGTCGAACAGCGTCCGATTCTCGTACGCCCCCTGGCGCTGCGTGTTCGCGTACCGCGCGTCCAGGAATCGGTCAGTGACCTTGATCCGCGCCGGCGCCCACTGGTTCCATCCCCGCACCATCTCTCCCGTCGCCCCCTCTGACTCAGGCATCAGGTTCTTGCCCGGCATAGCCTTGGCGACGCCGGGTCCGGTTTCATCCCTCTCCTCGTAGTCCTTCCACCCCTCCAGCCGTGCGATCTCGGCCTTGTATTGCAGCAGCGACCATCCCAGGTTGTTCTGTCCCGGCCCCGGAACTCCGTCCATCCGGCGCCCGTCCGTCAGCGCCCAGGGCCCCAGCACGCCGTATCCGGGGATCGGGTATACCGCGCTCGGCCATTCCGCGAACACGTAGTGTCGGCCGTCCTCGGTCGACCGCACGTACAGCATGAAGAAATTTCGGCCCCCGTGCGGATCCACGTACTGGTAGTTCGTGCCTTCCCGCGGCACTTGGTCGTCCGGAATGATGTGTCGCTCACAGAACGCCGGGAACATCACCCGCGCCTTGTTCGTCGCCACCCCGTAGAACCGCATCTTGTGTTCATCCCGCGATCCTCGGGCCCACCGCTGCCACACTCCCAGCGGATTCCCGAACGGGTTGTCGCTAGAGTGTACGAACACCACCGCCTGGCTCTCCTCCGGGTCCGCCACCTTCATCACCCGCGGCACCCGCTCGAATTCCCTCCCCGCCGGCACCGGCGGCTGACTCCTCCCCGTCCCCACCCCCCACTCCTCTCCGGTGCTTCCTCCCTCGGCACTTGGCACTTTCTCCCTCGGCACTTCCCAGATCCATTCCCCGCACTCCTCCGGCCGGCTCCATACGCTCACCGGCTCGTGCGTCTTCGGTTCCAGTGTCCAGGCCCGCAGCCGCTCGTACTCGCGCGCGGAAAGTCCCAGTGCCCGCGCAACGTCCGGCTCGCCCCCGTCCTTCGGCAGCATGAATCCAGTGCTCCACTTCGTAACTCGCGCACCGTCCTGCATCAGCCGCACCGTCTCCGTGTAGCCAGACACCGGCGTGAACGTGATCAGCATCCGTCCCCGCTTCTCCGCGATTCGTGAGAGCATTGTCTTCACCCAGTCCGCCGGCACCTCCTCGTCCGCGTTGATCCAGTGCACGTTCCCGCCCTCGATCCGCTTCATGTCCATCTCGTAGGCCATAAAGCTGCAGTCGCTCAGGTTCGGCAGCACGAATCTGCCCTCGGTGAACCCTTCCTTCACGCTGTACTTGATGTACGTTGTCCGCGTCCGGATATCCTTCAGCCGCAGGTGGGCCGGCAGGTACTTCCACATCAACGGCTGCTGGTACTGCTTGCTCATGTCCATGTTCGTGTGCAGCATCCAGATCCGCGTCTGGGCATACTCCTGCATCAGCCGGCTGCCCCGCTTCGCCCCGTACTCGCTCTTCGATCCCCGCTGTCCTCCGTTCACCAGCACCACGCTCACCGGGTGCGGGAACCCCAGGTGCAGCCGCATTCTCTCCGCCCAGTGCTCATCGACCCACGGCATCCCGAACAGCGCGTCGATCACTCGCCAGATCGACGGCTCCCAGCCGTGCGTCATCGGGTTTTCCCGCGCCTTGCGGATCGCCTCTTCGCGGTGACGGTAGATCTGCCCGAACGCCGCGTCCGGCGAGATCTTCCACCGTTCCGCGGCCAGCGTGATGTCCGCCGGCGTCGGTTCCGCAATCACCGGGTCTGCAGTCCACAACCCCCTCATGATCTCGGTTCTCCCGTCTTCTCAGCCGGCGCTCCCAGTCGGCTCCCCTTCAGCAGGCGCTTGATCAGCAGGCTGCATCCATTTGCCGCTTCCAGGCTCCCCGTCACCGCCACGATCATCTCCTCCGGCTCCCGGCCCGCTGCCAGCTCCTCGTTGATCTGGCGCAGCGCCTCCACGATCGGCGCAGCCCGGAACGACCACGTTCTCCGGTTCCACGTGGAGCACCACAGCCGTTCCAGCAGCTCGTCCATGTCAGCCCTTCATCCTCCCGAACAGCATGTCCGCCAGCACCCGCTTGACCCCAGCCAGCGAGCGCGGCCTCCGGTGCGTCCCGTCCACCGTGATCGCCACCGCCCGAGCCTCCCCCGGATACGCCAGCAGCCGCACCGTGTGAACGCCCAGCACCCCGTCAGTCACCAGCCCGCCTACGTCCCTCAGCGCCTCGGCCTCGGCCAGTCGTTTGCGTTCCTTCGCGGCACGCATCACGGCGCACTTGGCAACCTTGCGCTCGTACAGTTTGCGGCGTAGTGATTTACGGTACATCCGATCACTTTCCGGTTTCGGCTATGCTGTTGTTCGGCTTCAAGAACGCGATCCAGTGCGTCTTGCTCTGTTTCCCGCTGCGGTGCCCGTACAGCGGCTTTTCCGGCGTCAGCGCCAGCACCTCGGCAACCGGAACGTCGTATTCGCACCACTTGAAGACCAACGTGCCTTCCGGCCTCAGCACCCGGAAGCACTCGGCAAACCCCTTGCGGAGCATGTCCCGCCAGTCCCCCGTCAGGCGTCCGTAGCACTTCGCCATGTAGCTGTTCTGCCCCAGCGTCGTCATGTGTGGCGGGTCAAAGACGACGTGCGCGAACGTGTCCGAGGGGAACGGCAACGCGGTGAAGTCGGCCACCTTGTCGGGCGCGATCTCCAGCACGCGGAACCCCTTGCGGTTGCTGCTGTCATTCCTCACAATGGTCTCGGCCCGGTTGTCCACAAACAGAGTCCTTTCGTCTCGCGGGTCAAACCAGAACGCCCGCTTGGAGCAACACGCATCCAGGACCGGAGGAAGCCGAACAAGAGCGTCGAGGTTACGGCCATTCGCTGCGCTCATGTCCGAACCTCACGCTCGCCGTTGGACAGACGAAGGGTTGGACTGCGGCTGCCCTTCATGGTCACAGTTCCAGTTCTTCGTTGGCCGACTGGATGCGTCCGTTCAGTTCATCGACCGCCCGCGTCATGGCGTTCAGGTCGCCAACGAGAGGGATGGGCTCCGGTTCCTGCTTGATGCCGGCACTCGCCGCGCACGGCCTCGGGCACATGACCGGAACGAGCCGCGTCCGCAGCAACGCGAAAGACTCTGTTGCCCTGGCGATGGCCTTGTCCAGTCGCTGTTTTGCTGACTCGACTTCACTCATTCTTTTGGGGGCGGTATCTGTCATCATGGTTCCTCTTTCTGGCCTATTGGCCGTTTTTTAATTTAGACTGTCCAACAAGGGGCTCGACCGTACCGTCCACAAGGTGGCCGGTCCGGTCAGCCCCGGTGTTGGGGCTACATGCGTTTCGGGTCATTCATCCTTCCCGGATCGTTGCGCGTACCGTGGCGGCGCGGGGCAGGCGCGACCGGTTCGGAGGGCGGCGCAACCTGCGGAGGCTGCACGACACCCTTCTTCACTAAGTCGAGCTGCGGCTCGTCCACGACAAACGTGTCGGCGGGCTTGCCGTCCTTGCCTTCCTCGGGTTGGATGACGAAGCGTCGGCAACCGTACAGCCAGTACGTCACGCCCACAGCAACGCCCTTCAACCCGCTGATCTTATCCTTCACCCGGTCGCCTAGTTCGATCTTCTCGTTCATGTCTCTGTCTCCTCGCTTGTGTTTCTGAACTCGGAGCCCCAACAAGAGGCTCCAAACTACGTCGCTACGCGCCGAGTTTGAGCCTCGGCGTTGGAACTACGCATCGAGTGTCCGTCCTTGGCACGTGATCGTCGGGAACGTCGGCGGCAACGGATCGTGCGTTGACGGTCCCCACGTAACTTGCGGCAACACCGGATACGTCGGCCATCGTTCAATCACAATCGGCGCGGCGGGGATCGTGATGACCTTCTCCCCGAACAACTCGTGAAGCTGGCGATACAACGCCTTGGCCTCTTCAATCGTCAACTTCGTCTTTCCGCTCTCTGTCTCGATCTCAATCCCTGTCAGTTCTACTTTCATGTTTCCTCCGTTTCGGTTCCAACCAGTGCAGTCAGCCTATTCGCGTTCCGCAGCGGCCCGCTCAAGGCTGCTGCTTTTGTTGGCAGTACAAATCATCCTCATCAACTCCGCCGCGACTTGCGGGACGATTGCGTTTCCGAGTCCTCGCAGTCTGTCCACCCGAGCGGGTATCCCTGTAGCCACTCGACCCACGTCGGGTTCAGGCTCCCACCAAGCCGCGTCCTGTTCTCCGCGCTCGACGCGCCCCGTCCCTTGGCGGCCCCGGCGTCCGGCGTCGGGTACATCTTCACCGCCAGCGTCAGCGGCGGTGTGGACACCTGCCCCTTGTCCTTCCGTGCCTGCCACGCTTCCGGTTCCTCGTCCGTCACCTTTCCGGCCCTCGGCGTCGGCCAGAGAGCCGCAGCAGTCGGCAGACTCATGCCCGTCTTGCTCCGGTTCAGCTTGGCAAAGTCCGCACCTGCTTCCGCCGCTCGCGGAGTCGGCCACATTGCAACCGCGTTCGGAAGTCCGTCCATCGGCGCGTGTTGGCCGCGTTGCGTCTGTCCCTTCCAGTCCCGGCTTCTCGCGGTGGGCCACAATCCACACTCGGTCTCGGCGGTGGAAGGCGCCGACGGCGCAAGCTGGAACAATGACCGGCCAGACGGCGTAGCCTTGTGCTTCCAGGTCAGCAGCACAACGGTCGAGTTCCATCGAGACGATGCCAGGCACATTCTCGCCAATGATCCAAGCGGGCCGGACAGCTTCAATAACGGCAACCATCGCCGGCCAGAGGAAGCGGTCATCTCCCGCGCCTGCGCGCTTCCCGGCAAGACTGAAAGGCTGGCACGGGAATCCTCCGGTGAGAAGAGTAGCCCCTGCGTAGCGTTCGCCGGGGAAGGTTCGCACGTCGTCATGGATTGGCACGTCGGGCCAGTGTTTCCGCAAAACTCGCTGTGCGTATGGTTCGCACTCGCAGAAGGCAACCGTTTTGAATCCGGTCCACCTTGCGGCGATGGCAAAGCCTCCGATGCCGCTGAACAGGTCAATGTGTGTTCCTTGCTCATTCATGCCCCGAATCCAGACTGCCAACAACCCCATCGAGCGCGACGCCGCTATCGCGTCGCGGCTCATGGGGAGCGTTCGGCCCCTGCCACCCTTCCGCCAGACGCGACAGCAGCACCGTGTCTGCATCGCCGCGCAGCATGCGGTCGTGGACGCTGGTGCAGAGGTCTATCAGTCTGGCGATCTCCGCCGTTGCCGCGACGTACAGCCTGCCGGTCTCCCGGTCCTTCTGGTGCGGTGCCATCATGGCCTCGTGCTCACGCAGGCGACGGAGAAGGGCCGAACCAGCCAGTGCAGCGCTACCGGCGGCTAGGTCTGCGGCGTCCACATCGTCAACCACGATGATCTCATCGTCATCAGTGTATCCCATCGTTGTCTCCTATTCTGGCCGCCGGAGTCTGACCGGAGGCGTTGGGAGAAAGCGTGTCAGTCGCCAACTCCGCAAGGGCCGCAATGATTTCCTGCCTGCCTCTGACCCGCTGCGCGACGCCAAGCGCCCCCAGGATCGCGTCCGCCTGGATTGTCCGGATCGACTCCAGGCTGGTTTCTCCCGCCAGTTCCTCTTGCCACTTCTCAGCCGTTCTCATTGTCCCTCCCAACCACGCCGTTCGAGGCGACGGGTTCCCCGCGCCTCAACGCGGCGTTGGCGGTACTCATGGCCAGCAGCGCGTCAATGCGCTGGTCCGTCTTCGCGATCTTGTCCGCCTGTTCCTTGGCAAATGAGTCGAAGTGCATCCATGATCGGTTTGTCTCCTTCAGTTCCTTCACCAGCAGGCTGCGGTCCCGCGCCAGTCCGCGCACGGCCTCAGCGATAGGGTTTACCGCTGGCGCTTCGATGTGCTGCCCGAGTTGTGTCACGTTCATTTCCCGTCCTCCTGATTCAGACCGCCAACAACGGACTCGTGCGTACCGCTGTCCCGCGGCTGGCCATCGGTCCGCACAGGCCGAGCGTTCGGCTTACGCCTCCTGCGCTCCCACCACTCCAGCAGTTTGACCCACGCGACCAGCAGCCCGACCAGCGCGAATCCCAGAAGCACCACGCCAAGCGCGATTGCCTCCATGACCCCGTGAAACGTCCACACGAAAACAGCCATCACGTTGCACCTCCTTGCCGAACATCTCCCTGCGCGCTATCGGCACTCCGCTCCTCGGATAGAACGCGAGGGTTTGCACTCCGGTATTCGTACTCGCGGTTCATCAGCGTTTTCTCTGGGCGTCCCTCGATCCACTTTGACCATGCCCCCTCTAGTCCAATGGACCCAGTCAGCACACGCTCGCGGTACTCCTGCGCTTCCGACCGTTCGCATCGTCTCCAAATCTGGGGTTTAGTGCTCGGGGTAGCACGATCAATGCACTCGATCATCGCCATCGCGACGGCGGCGCACTGCACGCCCCACTTCGCGTCCTGCCGGTCGCGCTCCTCGTCAATCGACCGGGCAGCAGTCAGCGCCGTCAGCGTCCCGTCTGAAGATCTGCTCACACCGTCTCGCGTCAGCATCGGGGTTCCTCCGTCTGGTTCTCTGACTTCATCTGTTTCACTGCTTCACCGCACGCCTTGATAAACTCTGCATTCCCCTCGTCAGCCGGAATGTACTCGGGCCTCTTCCGCATCAGCCCCTCGTCAGCATCGGATTCGCCCGGCAGCTCGTCGTCCGCAAAGTCGCCGCTCTGGTCCTGGGCCACCTCGAACCGAAAGTAGGCCGGGTACATCCACAGCGCAACCTTCTGCGTGTCGCCACCCTTGTGCTTCAGCACGTTCGCCCACACGGGCCGCTTGTGCTTCGTCGCCCCCGGCCGGCCCTCCTCCATCAGCCTCCTCTTCTTTGCGTCCACGTACAGGAACAGCACCTTGTGGGCGTCCTGCTCGAGCCCGCCGGAATCTTTCAGGTCGCTCAACTGCGGCTCGCGCTTCTCCTGCTCCACGAGCCGATTCAACTGGCACAGCACCATGATCGGGATCTTCAGCTCCTGGACCGCCAGCCGCTTCAGGCGCTGGCTCACATACGTCACCCGCGCGGTGACGTCCCAGTTCTGCCGACCCATCTCCTCCGCCATGATCAGCTGCGCGTAGTCCACCGTCGCCAGCTCCATGCCCAGCCGCCGGCGCAGCAGCCGCCACCAGGTCGAGATGGCCGTGATGTCGGTGTCCCAGTCGTTGATCGACATGGGCGCCTCCCGGAAGTGCGTCGCCGCCTTCTCCATCTCGTCGATCTGGCTCTCCCGCGCGTACCCAAACTTCAGCTTAGGCAAGGACACGCCGGCGCGCCGGCACATCGTCCGCTCCAGCAGCTCCTCCCGCGTCGAGTCCATGGTCGCCCGTCCGACCCGCACTCCCTTCCCGGTGACGTAGTCCGCCACCTGGTCCTCGAACGTCGTCTTGCCGCTCGAGGGCCGCCCAGCCACGATGAAGATCCCCGGCTCGAGTCCGCACGTGACGGACGTCAGCTTCCCCCACGGCAGCTCGATCCCGATCGCCGGCGCGATCCCAGCCTTCGCATCCCGGAACCGTTTGATACGCTGCATCGCAAGGTCGAAGTTCGAGCCCCGCGCGTCCTGGTAGCCAAGCAGCGACGAAAGTTTCTCGATCGCCTTGCCCACCAGCTCGTTTCCGTCCTCGTCCCCATACGCCTCGGACTCCGTTTCCCGCGCCGTCTCGATCACGCCCCGCGCCCGCCACTTGCTCAACACGATCTCGGCGTAGTGCTCGCAGTGCTCCTGCGTCGGCGTGGCGTCCACGAACTTGTCCAGCGCCGTGGGACCACCGATCCGGTCCATGACTCCGCGCGATCGCAGCTCCTCCCCGATCGTCAGCAGGTCCACCGGACGGCCGCGCCCGGTAACCGCCAGCATCGCTTCGAAGACTTCCCGGTGCGCCGGCACATAGAACGCCTCGGGCCTGATGCCCTTCAACACGGCCAGCCCCATGTTGGCCTCGCCATCCAGCAGGATAGAACCCAGCAGCCCGCCCTCGGCCTCCTCGCTGTGCGGCGCAATTCTTTGTGCAATTCCGCTCACAGCCTCGCCTCCACCTGGATCAGACGCACCGGACCCGGCATCACGAATCCGTTTGGGAACACCTTCGCCGGCCCATGTTTCTTCTCGAACGCGAATCCGCAGCCCGGGCACTGGTACGTGTTTCGCGGAAGCGGCCCGCTCACCGGCCGGTTCGTCCAGCGGTCGATGTCGGCCTCGATCCCACACTTTTCGCAGGTCAGCGTCATCCCGCTCGCTGTTTCAGCCAGGCTCAATACTCACCCCACTTCTTCTTTTCGCCGGCCTTCTCCGCCTCGTCCCGAACCGGCACGTGTGGTTTGGGCGGATCCCAAGCCGCTCCGCCAGATTTCAGCTCGTCCATCTCGAGCCGGCCGAACGCCTTCCGTAGCACCCCCATGATCGAGCCCGCCTTCCCGCACAGCCCCTTGACCTCCACCACGATCTCCCGCCACCTCGCGGCGGCGTTCGCCCTTGGATTCCCCTGCGCTGCCAGGCAGAGCATCTCCACCGTCAAGCCGTTCATCTTCCCAGTCTCGAGCAAAGCCGCATGGAGTTCTCGAACCCACCCATCAACCTTCACCGCGCCATCCCCCCCGCCGGGGGGTAAGGGGGGAAAGGCAGAGGCATAGGCAGAGGCAGAGGTAGGGCCAATCATGATTGTCCGTGGACAATCATTGTCTGTCCGTGTCCGTTCAATATCCTTCCGTGGACAATCATGATTGTCCGTGGATGGACATGGAATGACATGAGTGGCAAACGTCAATCCATTGCGTTCCAGTTTCTTCCTTACTGACGTCTCGCAATGGTCGTGCCAGTCGTGGACGTAAAGCCTTATGGCTTCATCGTCTACGCGGTCTAGCCATCTTGACTCAACAAGGGCTCCGATAAGCTTGTCTGGATCGCGCTTTCCCCAGTCACAAGTACGGGCTATCGCCTCATTGGTGTGACGGCCTATATCCCCCCTGGGACAAGTCTGGGCGGTAAACTCCCAAAGGAGGGTAAGTATACCTATCACCCCCCTGCGCGGCTCTGATGTCAGTCTCATCAGCTCGTAGACCTTAGGATGGCTGGTTGTTCCTTTTTTCACAGGTGTCCCTTTCTCACCCGTTTTTGACGTACTTCAGCCACGTCCAGGAGCCGGTTCTGTCGTCAAATTCAGCGTCGCGCAGCACCTGCCCGCGGTGCATCATCCTGCTGTTTCTGACGCGGACGTTGACGGTCTTTACGCTCGCCATTTTGCCCTGCACCCAGGTCGGATTCGGGTACAGTTTGACGATCGTGATCGTATCCTTCTGGCGAGCTGGAGCCACCCCTCCGTGATCGGGTGCAGGAGTCTCTGTCCTGGCCACTTCCGGGATAGTCACCTGCACAGATTCAAGCACCTTATCGAGGGCGCTCGTGGCGAACATCATTACACCCCTGATGACCCGCCAGTCCTCACCCTCTGACAGGTTCTGCTTTCGGATCTCCTCCACCCTCGCCTGGCTCAATCCCGTCACGCTTGCCACCTTCTGCAGCGTCATCCCGTAGTGCACGTGCGTCTCCTTCCGGTTGCGTTCCTTCCGTCAGCTCCTTGCTGGCTTCGGTCTTCAGCGCCCCTCGCTTCATCCACTCCCTGAACTCGTCCGCGGCCGGCACGGCCTCGCCCTGCTCCGTCCCCGGCTGAATGGCTCCCGCCTCGATCTCCTGCAGCCGCTCGCTCAGGATCCCGAACACCACCGCCTTGTCCCGCGGGTTGATCGCCCTTCGCCGGCTGCGTTCCTCCACGTCCTCCTGCAGCCCCTCCAGGTACAGCCTCCGCACCTGTTTGGCTCTCCGCACCAGGTCGGACGTCTCGCGCGCCCCGGCGTCCTTCTGCGGCAGCTCAACGTCCAGCACCGCCCGCACCGTGTGCACGCTCATGTTCAGCAGTTCGGAAATCTTGATCTGCCCGAACCCTTCGCTGTGGAGCTTCACCACCAGGTAGTACCGTTCCGGGTCCTTCGACTTCAGCATCGTCCCGGTGTGCTCGCCCCGCTCCACCAGCACCCGCTCGACCTGCTGGGCCGGCGGCAGAGCCATCAATGGGAGCTGTGTGTCTTCGTCGTTCATTTCACCGTTCCGCGCATCCATGCCCCGTTTCGAATCATTATCCAGTGCCCATCCGGCCGCGCCTCGGTGAAGTATTCCCGTCGCTGGTATGGGTCCGGGTCTAGCTTCGCGAGGCGCTTATTGCGGCGCCTGCGCTTCAGCGCCAGCATCAGCTTCCAGCTCGCGCTCGCCTGTCCATTGGCCGGCATGTCACTTCACCCGCCACGGTTCGGTGTGCAGCGTCACAGGCGGCTCGAGCGCGGCGCCCATTCCCGCGCTTACCCCCGACCTGAATCCGCTCATCCACGCCGCCACCACCACCGCCAGAACCACGGCCACTATCCCGATCGCTTCCATGGTTGCCTCCTATGCTCGACGCCCGCAGCAGAACACTTCCACCGTGCTCGCCGGGATCCGGATCGCCCGGCCCAGCACCTCGACCGGCCTCAGCTCCCCGCGGCTGATCCAGTTGTCCACCGTCCGCAGCGAGACCCGCAGCCGTGCGGCCACCTCCTGCCGCGTGTACCGCTGTTCAACCTCTTTGTGCCGCGTCACAGGTACTTCTCCCGCAGGATTCGCACCGCGTCTTTTTGGGTTGCAGGGATTCCGTCCAGCATCCGGCCGCGTTCCAGCATGAAGTGAAGCTGATACACTAGGCACCGCTCCCAGCCGGGCTCGAGCTTGGCGTTGCCCAGCAGGGACTCGATCAGCCACTCGTCCGTGCCGTAGGTGTATCGCTCAGGATGCCCTACGATTGGTCGCGGGGATGGGGGTGTTCCGGTGTAGGCCGGGCCGTTGGTCGTGGCAGGCGCGCAGCGTGGGCCGTGGCGCCAGTCGTTTCGGAGTGTGTTACCCCAGTGTCGGTTCGGCAGCATGTTCCCTCCGCGTCTGTTTCCACGGCAGAGCGACGTCTCCGCGCTCTATGGACTCAACGGCGGTGATCACGGCCAACTTCACAAGAACGGACCGCTTCAAACCAATTCGTTCAGCGGCTGTTTTTATTCTGAGAGCATCAGTCTGCGCGAATCGCACCGGGATTGGTACTGAAGTCATGGGCGGGAATGTAGCGGAATGCGCTACGATAGCGCAACATCAATCTGTAAGAATTTTACACTTTTTTCACGTTGACTTCATTCGACGGCTAACGTATATCGATTGCCATGAAAGCGAAGCCTCTCTCGATCCGATTCTTGGATGACATCGTGAGGCGCCTGGACGAGGTGGCGAGATCGTCTGGGCTCTCGCAAAGGGCGTCGGTGATCAAGTTCGCGGTCGCCCTTTTTTTGGACAACTTGGACAAGACTGACGATCGGCAGCTTCAGCGCCTGCTTCCGGTCTGGATGGCCACCATCAAGAACCTCGATGGCCGCACGCACCGCTACCACCCCATCGTGGTCAACGGCCACCACAACAAGGTCATGGTCGCCAAGGACGGATCGCAGGCCTACTCCACCAAGAAGACGGCTGGCCGCGCCAACAAGTAGACCCCATTTGATCCTGCCGCTCCCGCGCACACCCAACGCTGTAAACGGCCCCAGCTCGGAGCGGCGACCCCCTCCCCCCCTGGGTGTCGATTGCGCGTTCGCGTTTCGGGCGGCCGGCGCGGATGCGGAACGCGATCGCCCCAGCGCCACCCGCTCCGCGCCCAGCACCTCCGCAACCCGCTCCGGTTGATGGGCGGTCAAGTGTTTGCCTTGGGATTCATTAGGAAACACGCGCCTGCTGCCGATTGTGTGACACAACGGGTGCGCCACTGGGCCCTGCTCGAGCGGTCCCGGGGATCCCGCCGGAGACCCACCTGGTCCAGCCGATCCGCACGCGGCTCCGGGCGCCAGGCCCACGTCTACCAGCGGATCCTCGGGCCAGCGGCCGGGCGCTCGCCGGGGCCCCTTTGCCAGCGCCTTCCCCTCATCAACCCATTGCCGGTGGTCCTCGCGTGCGCGCGCGTCTTTAAGCTATTGCCGCTGCTGGGCTTGCTCTGGAGTCACATTCTCTCCTGCAATTCTCGGCCGATTGTGATTCTGATTTTCCAAAAGAAAAAGCGAGTTGCTGAAAAGAAACGGGCCCACGAGCACTGCGGTTGTTCGACCTATGAATCAGAGCTGGTCGTATCCACTGCCGCGCCCAGAGCATCCACGGTGCCATCCGATTCCGGTAGGCCGCTTCGTCAATCTCATCCGGCCCTCGGTACACCATCGCCATTGGCGTGCATCCTGCCGCCATAGCCGTGCGGCACCGCTTGTCTGCATCGGCCTGCGTGTCGCCGTCGTAGCCCGCCAGAACGTAGCACCGCAGCCGGTGGCTCTCTCGCGTCCATCCGGCAGCCAGAAGCATCCGGCACGCCTGGTGCAACGGCTCAAGGTCTCGGTCCTCGTCATAGGCCAGCCAGACCGCCGGACGTGGCCTCAGCCCACACAGCAAGTCAACATGCCACTGAGCGAGGCGCGCTGCGTGCAGTCCCCCGGTGAGGCGGGTCCGGCGGAAGGCTCCTCTCAGGGGCGCGTTATGTGTCTGTGATCGCCGGACCGCGCCTTTACTCGGAAGGCGCGACAACCGGCGTAGCCGATGCTACAGATCGTGTAGCATCAGGTCTTGGAGGTCGGCTTGGTGGACCAGGATAGGTCCGCGCGAGGAATGTAACAGATTGAGTGCCCGAGGTTTAGGACGGGCCGTTGCAGATGATCGAAGAGCGTCTTGTCATATTGCTTAATCTTCTTCAGGGCGCGCTGGATGGCGTTGCAGACTCGGTTTCTGACACGATTTCTGTCGTCATCCAGCTTCCGAACCTTGCCGCCCAGGCCGTGCGCGTTGGTCAGTTCGGTGCTGATCCAGTCCTTTTCCTTCTCCAGCTCCTCGACCTTGCCGAGATCGTTGTTCTTCCGGGCCTTCTCGGGGCGTGCTCTTGGCGATCCTACGCGGGAAAACCCTGAGTGTTCGTTTCATCGTCCAGAATCCGGGAGCGAACCAAGCCGTGCAGCGTACGCCGCTTATCCGAGACCCTGACCGCAATAGCTGGGCTATGGCTTGCAGTGCATCACGCTGGCCGCAGCGCGTGAGATCGGGTCGGTGTAGTGCCTGCGGGTGACGTTGGTGCTGGCGTGGCGTGCCCACAGGCTGGCGATCGCCTCACCGTGGGCCTCTGCCCACTCGTTGATTCGCCACGCCCGCAGCTCGTGCGCCGCGTGTCGGCGCGTCCAGCCGCAGGACCTCATCCAGCCGGAGAATTCTCGCTCCACAAGGTTCTCGCGTTCAATTGGGCTGGTTCCAGAAAGAACAAAGACGGCGCCCGGTGCCCGCATGGCCTCCAGCTTCTTCCAGGCATCGTCTGGGATTGGCGTCCATCCTGCCGATCCGCTCTTGGGCGTGAAGGTCGCATCGCCCACCATCACGCCCATGACGCCGTTGTGCGGGACAAACCAATCCCACTTGGCGGCGGCGATCTCGCCGGCGCGCAAGGCCGCCCAGCGCGCCAGCGCCCACACCTTGGCCAGATCGCCCTCGAGGCGCTCCCCGGCATCGAGCACCGGACCAATTTCGGCGGCAGCCGGCACGGCCCACTGCACCGCCGGCGTTCTGGTAACCTTGGCCGACTTGAATCCGGACAGGTCCGGCAGTGTCAGTCCGCGGTCCCGGTATTCCTGCAGCATGGCATCCGTGAAAAGAGACCGCGCCATTCTGAGGTTGCTGGCCACCGATCGCCGCGCGCTGTCGTTGCGCGGGTCCACGATCACGGCCTCCGCGTAGGAACTGGCCAGGCGGCTCGTCAGGACGTCCAGGCTGCACGAGGTGCAGTCCTCCCGGCCGGTTGCGGTTCTCAGGATGCGCCAGAACGCGGCCACGTTCTGCACCACGGTGCCACGCCGCGGCTCGCCCATCCGCTCGCACACGGCCTCGTAGGCGTCCACAGCGTGCCCGCAGGTCGAATACGCCGTGCGCCGCATAGATTGCCTCAGCACGTCGATCCTGTTCTGTGCCACGGCCTGCAGTTTCAGCCTGGCAACCGTCTCGGCCTGCGCCCTCGACCGCCTTGTCCCGTCGTCGCGGATCCCAAGCGAGTGGTTGATCTGCACCCCGGCCCGGCGGACCCGCAGGTAGAACATCCCGGACCTGGTCATGATGCCCTTCATGGGAGCACGTGATCGCGACTCCTGTACATCTTCCACGATTTTCAGCTCTGGCAATGTGCTCATTTTGGTCCTCCAGTTGCTATCGTATCACGTTTGGACTCGTTATGGACACATAATGGACTCACTCTCGTTGCATGTCAATGCATCTCGGTGCATCTCGACTACTGCTGCCAGTGCATGGAAAGACCTGATGGATTCTCTAGCAAACAAGGGGGAAAACACTTAACAGCCAATAGCCATGCGGGTTTGGTGAGTGGTAGGCCGTCCGGGGCTCGAACCCGGGACCACTTGATTAAAAGGCTACTGGCTCAATAAAAAAGTCTGTTGTTGTTCAAGAGGTTGCGACATATGCAATGAACAGTGCTCAAGTTTTGGACTCACAACGTCACATCATTGGGAGTCTGCTCACGGTTCAGCGCCTCCTGCAGCCGTTTCACAACGGCCGCCCCGCGTTCGCGCTGATCCTTGTACCAAACCGCTTTTCCGATCTCAAGCCCTCTCTCCCATGCCGCCCCTAAGAGCTTGGCCTTCATGTCGGGGTGCTGTTTCTGGTACTCGCTCGATTGCACCAGCGCGCGGTAGATGGTCATCCGGTGCTGGCCTACATAGCGCAGCAGTTCGTTGTACTCGTCCGGGTCTATGGGCACCCGCACGCTCTTCCCCAACTTGGGCCCGCTCGTGACCGGCTGCGCCAGGTATCGTTCCGGGTGCCCCGGTATGGCCCTGGCGTTCTGGCTGGCGTCGAACACCTTCCGCACCTCGCGCCACGCCTCACCGTTTGGTACCTCCTGGGCCGGCTTGCCGGCGTCCAGCAGGTGGTATAGGTGCCACGGCGCCCCAGCCGGCGTTCTCAACACGTTCCCGCCCAGCGGGTCGACCTTATAAGGGTACGCCTCGTCCCAGTTGATCAGCGGGTTCGCCTGCCTGATCACGTTCCGGACCGTACTTGCGTCCGTTGCCGTCCGCATGTCGGGAACGTACAACTGGCGGGCCCTGGCCAGCGTCGACAGCTCGCCCGGGATCGCCACGGCCGTCAGCGCCTGCCAGTAGCTCCGCAGCCACCCCTCCCACGCATCCCGCTCGATCGCCTGCAGCAGCGCCATGGTCCCGCGCATCATCGGAAGCTCCAGCGCCGCGTTGGCCATGTGCGGCACCGTAGACGCGAATCCGTTCGCCACCTTGTCCAGCGTCGTCAGGTCGTCCGCTTCCACCCCGGCGCGCTTGTAGTCCTCAAATCGGCTGGCCACCGTGCCGGCGTTGAGGGCGAACACTCCGCTCCCCAGCAGGCTCCGCCACGTATCCCCCTCACGCTCCTCGGGCTGTTCCCGGAATCCGCTTGCCAGCCACCGGCGCAATCCGCTTACGTTCACCGTCATCGGACGCTTCCC